TTTTCTTAACTGTTCGCCTAACCTTCTGGTTATTTTCATTGTGGCAAACTTTCTATCGTCTAAAGCAAGTTGCTGCTTTTTGAGCATTACTGCTTTAGATTCAATTCTTAATGGAGTATTGAGTTTTCTTCTAAGAACATTTACACGTTTTTCCAGCTTTCCAAGCTGATCTATCGCTGGTTTAGTATTTAGCTTTATATTTACACTGTAATTCGAGGCAGCCACTTACTAAAAATTACTAGATAACACAAGTTTAGCGTATCTTACGATTCTGAGCTTGTCTTTTTGCTTTTTCGTGTGCCTTTTCTTCTCTTTCTGCCTGTATTCTAAAGTATGCGTTCCAAGCAAACAGTTCTTGGGTAGATATTTTCTGTCGTAGTTCTTTGTGGGTATAACCTAGTTTTTCAGCAATAAAAAACTGAAGAAACATGAAATTATCCTTTTCTAATTTAGCTTTTTACGGCATCAGGGCTAACCTCCTCGCCCATGCTTTGCATCTTAGTCATTAGGTCGAGTAAGACAGATAATGGAATTTCTCTTCTTAAAGTTGGTATATCTCCTGCAGTAAAAAGTTTTCCACCTGATTCATCTTCTGCTTTTGTAACAATAACCTGTAAAGCGAAGTCAAGATTACCTTCTTCCTGACCTTTATTCATAGCTAATAGTGTAGTGTTTATCGTATCTCTATCGGCTATTGTAAGAGGCGACCAAAATACTTTTAAAACTAACTCTTTCCCTTTAAAAATGGAGTAACTACTACGTTCTTCAATACTAAAGGCTTGCTTTAGTTTGTCGATTGCTCTTGCTGTTGGCATAAAAATTTATATTTATTCCTGTAGTATAGCTTATTACTATTAATCAGCACTAAAACTTATATTTTTAGCCTTAAATGTTTCAGAGAGTGCTAATGCAATAGCATCGTTGTAATGTTGATTTCCCATATAAATTTTATACCAATCGGGACTGCCACTAGGAGGAGTTATCGCTTTCACTAACTTTTCGTGTTTATCATAAGTTACTCCATTTGGATCACCCACCGGTGCAGTAGCTCCTGGATTATTTACAGCAAAACCAGCATATTCAGCTTCGTTACCTATATACAAATCCTTTTCTAGAGTTACGTCTTTGGGTCTTTTTCTTTTCGGAAGATCCCTATTAGTTCTTATCTGGTCGTAGGTTGATCCTGACATACCAGCTTCCCCTTCATCTTGCCAATGTAGTGGAGCATCAAACGCTACTATATCTCCATCATTGATGCTCTCTCTAAGCCTAGATTTTGTAATCGGTTGCACTGGAGTGTCACTTATTTTCCAGCTTGTAGCGAAATGACCTGTCCACCAAGGACCAGCAGCCTGTAGATCCTGAACCATTGCAGAAGCTATTTTTCCTTTAAGTTTTACTGCGTCTTTCCTTAAATCAGCAGTAAGCTGTGAGATGTCTTTGTTAGGCATTGGCGGTAAAACTGCAACTGACTACAGACATAAAATGACTTTCCCTTTCCGTGCTAACAGACGTAGGACCAGCTATCTGTGATACACGAGGGGTTACTGAAAAAGTATCGGTATATGTTGAAGTGTTTACTGAGGTCAATCCATCAATTATTGATTCTGCTATTTTAGCTGCTGCTGCTGTTCCTTTGTTTTTTGGTGTCATAACACCACAAGTAATTGTTCCAGCGTAGTAATCCTGTGCTGCTCCTTGGGCTTGTGTAGTTGATTGAGTAAAATCCAAACTGACCATTACATATTTTTTCCTTAAACCTGGCTTTGTAAATGGAGTATTATCAAATACTACAGTGACAGTGGGATCAGCGTCTTGAACCTTGTCTAGGATTGCTGTTTCAAATGCTGCTCGTGTGTTTACTAGAGTCATTAGAACATCACATCAATACGGAACAAATATTCTTGCCCACCTTTCAGTGTGCGTATATCTGTTATTTTAGCTCCTCTTGTCGATCCAGAAAATGTAAGAGTTATTTCATCTTGAAGTAGAGGCTGATTGTCGCCTATCAAGTCTGGAGTTATGTAGAGTCTCGCAACATTTTCCTGAAACCCAGATTCTTCAGTAGATTGTACAAATTCGACAGGTACTTTAATTGTATAGTTTGTGTCGACTGTTAAATACTCTCCAGTTTCGTTGTTATAGCTGGATACGCCTTTTCGCGTATAAACAATAGAAGTATCCAAGGAGTTACCAAGTTGGGACACAACCTGCTTAGCAATATTCTTAAATGCGGTGTCTAGTTGTCCTGCCATCAGCCTCTAACTACCCTCATCTGAAATGATCCTGCTCCACCAAGTATATATGCACCTAAATAACTTTGTAACCAAGGGTAAACATCCAATATATTATTTACTGATCCTGTTCCCTGGCTTGAAGTGTTGTACTTAACTTCTATATCTCCTAATTTTACTTCAGAAAAATTACCATCTGTTCCTGTGTTACCTGTCATAGCATCTGTGTCATTAGCCAGTGCTCTAGCTAGTTCGTATTGTGCATACTTAATATTTAATGGAATCGTGCTGCAAGCTAGTTCTACACCGTCTACTTGGTAATTATTTCTTGGAAATTTTAGTGCCTGACCATCGTCACATCTATCTCCGTAAAATACGAAGCTGTCGATCCATCTAGTAGCTGATATTAGTGCTCTGTTCTTTTGATCGTCTGTTTTATCTGTCCAGGTTGAGGAGTCCGGAACTGTCTCGAAGTAAGTGTTGGCTTCTGTAAGCGTGACATAGCTGTTAGCGTTAGCGTCTTTTACAGTTGCATTTATGGTGGCTGCCACGGCTAGAAAGTAATTTTAGTTTTATTGTAGCGTAAAGAAAAAACCCCACCAATAATTGATGAGGTTTAACGACCACCTACAGCTTTATACTATTACGAAATAGTAGATGTATCAAGTGGTGAGTTAACGATTAGCTCAACTACAGGAATCAAGTCTACATCGTATGTAGCAGCCCAGTTGCTTGAGCTCATTAACTGAGCATTAGTTGGGTTGTCTGTAGCAGCACTCCATTTAGTACCCATAATGTGATAAGCACTGTGGTAATCAACAGACATAACATCCTGCTTAGAAAGAATGTTTCTATCTGATTCAATACCTAGAGGAGACTGTTCACCTTCAAGGATTGTTCCTGACTTAATTAAGTAACAACGGAACTCTTTCTGATGACCAGATGCACCTGGAGCAGATGTATTAACTTGAGAGTCAATAACAACATTCATGCCAGCAAACTGACCGATTGATCTGTCAGTAACACCAACACCACCGCCACCCCATTGGATAGCACCACCAGAAGTTAGAGAATCACTAGAGAATGTCAACATACCAACCTGATATAGGTAGTAAGCAACAGATGGGTGAATTACTAGAGTATCTAGTTCTTCGCCTCTTTCTCCGAGAAGTGATCTTGCTCTTGCTGCTGTAGCTGCTGTTAGGAAGTTGTCAGCATCAGCACCAGTACCAGCTTTTGCGATGTCAAGATGATTAGCACCTAGAGCACCAGAACCACCAGCAAATAATCCGTTTAGCAAGCTGAATAGTCTTGCAGAGTTTAGTTTGTTGATAGCATCTGCGATTTGGTTTCTAATGTGACCCATTGGATCTTCGCCAGCAGCCAATACAGCTACGTCATCAACAGCATACGCAAAACCTCTGTGACAGATAGTTGCGATCTGTGTTCCTGTACCAATCTTCTGTGGTGTCAAATAACCAGAATTACTTGTACCCCATGTTGCTGTACCATCTAAGATTTCCTCAGTTGGAGCGATTGGGTTAAATTCTGGAACTTGGATTCTTGTTCCACCTTCTGGTGCATCAAGAAGTGCGTTACGCACAACAGCACCAGATTTGATAAATGCACTACGCTCTTTGATTGCTTCGGAAACGTATGTGCTGAGATTATTTCTCTTAACGATGTCCGCTAATAGGACACCGCCCGAATAGTTCTGAAATGGAGCAGCCATTCAGATCTCCTTGTTACTTTTGCGATACCCTAGTCACGGACAAGGGGATTAGTTTCACAGAAACTAACTATTTTTGAGCCTCTTGTTTCAGCACTGCTGCCATTTGAGGATCTTGTTCTAATAGTAGCATTTGTTGTGTGAGATTGCCCGTTTTCCAAGGGTTTACAGGTCCTCCACCAGCATTTGCCACAGGGCTTGGTTTTGCACCCATTCCAGCAGCAGAACTTGGTTTAAAATGATGCTCATAGCCACTACCAGGATTTTTAAGACTCGTGAGATACGAATTGAGATCTTGCTCTACACCACCATTGAGGACAACAACTTTTCCTTCAGCGTTCTTTTGTAACTTGTTTTGTAACAAAGAAAGCATCTGCTCTGCATTTATAACTCCTTGGTTACTGATAGCTGCGAGTGCTGTTGACTTTGTAGAAGCTGTTTCGTGAGAATTTTTCATCTCTTCAAGCTGCTGAGTAAGACTTATTATCTGTTGATCTTTGTCCTGTGCAGTTTTATTGGCTTCTTCCCAAAGAGTTTTCCATTGACCCTGTTCTTCTAAGTCTCTGGTTCGTTTTTCCTCTTTTTGTTTGTAGACTTCATCAAGTTTTCCCTTGATGCCCTTAAATTTTTCCTGTGCTTCGACAGCTTCTTTTTTAGCAGCAGCTACCTGTGCTTCATATTGCTGTTTGATAGCGTCAAGATTTGGTGCTTGTGGTTGTGAAGGAGTGTCAGTCACAGACTGTTCAGCGTTGGTCACAGACTCAGGCTGAATTACTTTTTCTTCTGGTTCCATTAATTATTCAGATAAAGGGCTGTCAGTTTTATTTTTGGCAGGTTTCTTCTTAACTGCCTTTGGTTCGGGAGCAGGACAAACAACAGGAGCTTCATCAGCTTCCTTTTTGTGTTCAACTACTTCCCATTTGTAAGTTCCGTCAGATTGCAGAACTTTATCAAGTGATCCAGCCATAAATTTTATGTACTTATCTACTATTGTAGCAGCTTATTCGGGTTTGGCTTCGTTAGCTGTTGGTAAAACTTCACCTTG